AGGTGGGCAGGTATCGGCCACGGTGGTACAAACCACCGTACCCTTCTCTGGACATACTTTGTGCCAGCGAGGGCGTACCGTGACGTCCGTATACTCCGAAGAAGTCCCTCCGATGAACGGCGGGACGCTTGGAGATACCATAGGAAGAGGGCCCGGCTGTCATAGACAGGTACATCGCGGCTTTTGGCTACGAATGCCCTTGTCGATAGAGAGCCTGACCATTTACCCTTCTTATGGTAACGGAGCTTCTTAGCCGCATACGCGGAATTGGGGGTGATATGTATACCACACCCAAGGTCTTCATTGTATGGCACTATGGGGAGAGAAAATTCCTTCACTAAGGAGAGAAGGAACCCCCACAAAAGGCCACCCGGTAGCGCACGGCTTGCCAGTGAATTCACGAGCAAGCAGTACGAAGGTTGATCCCACTTCCTTACACGCAAGTAGTAAGGGGTGACAGATCGACCCCGGTGCCAGTGTTCGCCGCAACTTTCATGGTATTCACCATCAAAGTGAGACTTAGACTGGTTTACAATAAAGCCTAAGAAGCGCAGCACGCGAAGCAAGGGTTGAAGGTAATCACGGTCGATGACAATGTCATCGCCATAAACCGCAAAGACCTTTGCACCCACAGCTTTGCAAGCTGCCGAGAACACCAGCGTTTCGATAGTGAAAGTAGATCCATTCCCCATACTGGAGAACTTCTCATATTCACCATCACCGAACGGTCCTGTGTATCTAGAACTCCGAAAGGAGTTCAAGAACTCAAACCACCTCCTCGGGAAGAGGAAGCGCACGAGCTCATAGGATACCGTGTCGGAAGCTTGCTCGAGGTCAAGGGTACTAAGATTTGCACCCAACGACGCTTCACGAGCAAGACGCTGATTTAAGGACTGGCTGTGGAGATCCACACGCATCACTGCGTTAAGTCTCCCTTTCACATAGGAATCGAAGGCAAGCTGAAACGGCAAAGCGCCGTTAGGCTCACATGCGATGGTCCTGTGGGTCCGCCAGTTCTTAGGTACGACCGCAATACGGTTCAAGGAAGTCGGAGAACATCTCGGAGCTCGGTATCCCCAATGGGACGCCAAAACTCGGAGAGCCTCCGACCCCTTGGCCGAACAGGTCTCGTAACTACGACGGACCTTCAAGTGTGGCTTGGAAGCCGCACGAGAAGTACCTGCCGTAGCCCCTGAGGTCACACGTATTTCCTGGGGTAAAATTTCCAGGAACGGATCAATGTCACCTAACACTTTCGCAAGGATGCGAACTATCCGATCGAGGTAGAAGCGAAGATCATGAGCGAGACGCTCAGGCTTCGCATAATACCATCGAAGACGCCTATTCGCGACTCGACAGCGTGATTCTCCCTTCAAAAAGGAGAGCCGCGCTGCTTCGGTACACGAAGCGTCATCGGTCCAGGCAGGGTTCTTCTTAAAGAATGCCTCAACCTGGAGTGCGGTGGCAAGATCTGCAGTTTCTTGATGTTCGAACTGCACGTGTGTTGAGGACGACGATAGCCACGCAATGTCCCTACTTCTGAGTTTCCCCAGAAGTAAGGCCAAGAATGGCATCGACGTCCCTGCACCCTGGGACTGCTGGTCCTGCAGGTAGAGCCGACAAAGGTCTAACGCTATCTGCTGAGTTTCCATGGATGGATTCTCCGTTCAGAGGTTCTGGAGTCGCAGCGACTGCTCTGCTCCGTTGATAGGTATCTAC